TTGAACAGCATCATACGATCCATCGGTAGTCACCTCATGAATCCCGTAAAACTTACCAGCACGTTCAGGCGGCACAAGCCCGTTTTCCGATGCATCAAACCGAACCACAATTCTAATCTTTTCCGTGTACATCTTTTTTTCCTTGTGTAGTCGCATCAACTCAGTAACCGGAAATCTTCTCATAATTTTCCTCAGTCAGATGAATCTACATTATAGCTAATTCCACAATCATTGCAATAGTAGTTATGGTAGCAGTTACCACGCCGTGTAATAGTCATATTATATTTACGGGATTTGGTTATAGCGTATTCCTTAGGACCAAAGTAATCCTTAAGGCTATATTCACACCCACAATTTTCAGTATGCTTGGCATACTTTGCGGGCATCGTTTCCCATCCGTTCATGGTTCCCAGATCTTTGCTCATGTCTCTTTCCTTTAAGTAATGTTCCTATCTCTTATATCGTCATTGTAGACACTAGGCTTGAGCCTGTCAATGTCAATCCGAAAAGAAATAGAAAGATATCCAAAGTAGTTGTAAGTCCTTATGTAGTAAGTACTTACGTGCGGCGCGGCACACCCGGCGTCCCTAAGTCGTTGGTATATAAGTACTGATGATGATGGTCAACCCTCCGAATTGACGGAGTGGTTGGACTTCGATCCAGACTGTTAGGGTTTAACCCGCAAGCCTCGCCTTAGTCGCGAGCATGGTTATGGGGTACCATTCAACAACCCCCCTATTTTTCGTTCAGTCTGAAAATCCGTCTTTTGTGTCGGAAAAGCTGGGGTGGTTTAGATGCAATCAACTCAATTTTCTATGAATGTCTTACCCATTCTCTTCCGACTAGCCCCTATTTAGCAACATTTGGTGTGCATCTTGCCTTTTTAGTGTATATTATATAGTGTACCATTTCTACAAGGAGCCCCCATGAGCAACAAACGCAACATTAAGTTGGCCAAGACCGTGTTAAACACTAAAAGCACCGCCAAACTAGACGAAGAGGTGCAGCAAGTGTTAGATGCCAACATTCCCGATCCACCCGGAGGACTTTCTTTTGCCAAGGAAACTGAAGAGGATGAAGATACCAAAGAACCTGAGTGAGCAACAAGTGCTCGACACCATTAATACAATCGCCCGCAAGTTGGCCCCCAAATACGTTTTTGCCTCATATGATGTAGATGATATACAACAAGAAGCATTTTTGATGGGTATAGAGGCCCTCGACCGATACGATACCAGCAAGCCCCTAGAAAATTTCCTCTATACCCACATAAACAACCGCCTGAAGAATTTTAAACGCGACAATTACTATAGATTTGATCACGGCAACGCCCAAAAGATACAGGACCGAAAGAGAAACCTCCTCGAACCCATAGACATTCAAAGCCTCTATTCAATTGCCACCCAAGATAACACTGTTGATCAGGCCCACTTGGACGAAACCCTCGACCTTATAGACAGCAAGCTCCCCGCGCACCTGAGAGGCGACTACCTTAAATTACGCTCAAATTCTTCTCTGCCAAAAAGTCGTAAGGCTAATGTTATTGAAGTAATAAAACGCATTATCGAAGGAGACTATGATGAAGAAGGGTAGATTTTCTGTAGATGAGATGTCTTTTATCGAGGCGCAAGCCGAGGTTCTTTCTCCTGATATTATCGCAGAGAAACTAGATCGTGATCCTGTTTCAATTCGGGACTGGATAGAAAAGAATGTGGGCTTCTCAGCATCTCAGAAAAAAGAGGCGGCTGTAGCTAATGAATTAAAGGCGAAACCCTATTATCGCGAATTATCCAACCAGTTCTCGGCTGAAGAGTTGGAAATGTTTGAGTTCCATTTCAAAAAGATGTGGTCCCAATTTAAGGACGATGTGTTTCATACGGAGGAAATGCAGATAATTGATACTATTAAATTGGAACTTTTAATGAACCGTATCTTAAAGAGTCAAAGGGACAACCAACAAGAGGTCCTATTGACTGAAAGATTGGTGCAAGACGAAAAGGCTAGGGATAAGGATCAGCGCGATATGGATCTCATCATCAATATGGAGCGCCAAGTAGCCATTCTAAGGGCCTCACAAGAAACCCTGTCTAAAGACTATAAGGATCTACAAGCGCGCAAGGCGACGATGCTGAAGGATCTCAAGGGTACTAGAGAGCAACGTATTAAAGCCATAGAAGATTCAAAGCTTACATTTGCGGCACTTGTAAAAAAAATCGCAACTGATCCCGTATATCGAAACCACATTGGGGAAGAAATGGAAAAGATGCGACTTGCTACCGAAAAAGAGAAAGAACGTTTGTCAGAGTATTCTAATTATGAAGATGGTACCGTGGATCAGCCATTTTTAACAGAGGACACTGTTAAGGAGTAAGTATGAAAGCTATTATTTTCGGGATTACGGGTCAAGACGGAAGTTATCTCGCGGAGTTGCTTCTTGAAAAGGGGTATGAGGTAGTGGGCGTTACGCGCCGCGTGAGCGTAGACACTCTCGTCAGGATTAAGCATCTTCTGCCCAAAATACAAATTATCGAGGGTGACATTACTGATGCGTTTAATGTTAGTAATACCATCAATCAATACAAGCCCGACGAAATATATAATCTAGCGGCACAATCTCATGTGGGCACTTCTTTTAATCAACCCTCCCTGACGTGGGATGTTACGGCGGGGGGATGTATGAATATACTGGAAGCTATCAGATATTCGGGGCGGTTAGAGGAAATTAAGTTTTATCAGGCGTCTTCCAGTGAGATGTTTGGTAGAAATTATACTGTCAGCACGGAACTACAAGGATGCGGAAGACCGCAAATCCACAAATACCAAGATGAAGGAACATCTTTTATGCCGCAGAGCCCCTATGCTATTGCTAAGCTTGCGGCTCATCATTTAGTAGACAATTATCGGACCTCTTATGGTTTATTTGGATGTAGTGGGATTTTATTTAACCATGAGTCGGAACGACGGGGGGAACACTTTGTTACACGTAAGGTGACAAAATGGTTGGGGAAACTGGTGGCGTGGTTAGAGGAGCATCATGTAGGTCCCAGTAAGTTAGTTACAGTGGATCAGGATGAAGTATATATACCGGGTAGGACTGACGTATCTCAGGGATTTCAATTCCCTAAGTTGAGATTGGGAAATTTGGATGCCAAAAGAGACTGGGGGCATGCGGAAGATTATGTGCGGGCGATGTGGTTGATGCTTCAGCAGAAAAGTCCCGATGATTATGTGGTAGCCACTAGTAGTGCGCATTCTGTGCGGGATCTTTTGGTAGAAGCGTTTTGTGGTATTGGGGTAGAAAATTATGAGGATTTCATAGTTATTGACCCTAAATTTTATAGACCAGCTGATGTAGAATATCTACTGGGGCTATCCACAAAAGCAAAAACTAATTTAGGTTGGGCGCCGGAAGTATCCTTTAAATCTTTAGTGAAACGAATGGTGGAGAACGATATCAATGAAGCGAGACTACAACGATCCGGTATACAAGGACTTCAGGAAGCGGGTATTGAAACGGGATAAGGCTACGTGTCAAATGTGTGGAGCTAAGGGAAGGAAGGCGAGATTAAATGTGCATCATATTATACGGTGGTCATCGGCGGCTTCTTTAAGATATGATGTAGATAACGGAATTGCTTTATGTAAAAATTGTCATAAAGATATAACAGGTAAGGAGAGTCACTATATTGCTTATTTTACAAGTTTAATCCAAAAAGGGAGATAGTCATGTCTGAAAATCCATTCTTTGTACCAGAACCAGTTGATCCTCCACAAAATATTGATGGGTATCCTCTGCCAGACCCAGTTTCACATTCTACTGTTGATGTGGATGCTGTATTGGCGGCTCATGCAGCCGGTGAGCATCGTGTATTTCACGGGTGTGATGTGGCTATGTTTAATAAAATTTTTGGTGATCATCAACATTTGCGTAGCCATATGGTATTTGATAATAATGCACAAACTTTAACATTGAGGTGATATGTCACCAAATTATACAGTCATCAAAGATACCCGTGAACAAAATGGGTGGATTTTTTCTCAGTATGATAAGTGTGCTGGTATGGAAATCGACACACTACATACTGGGGATTATACCTTGATGGGATTTGAGGACGTGGTATGTATTGAGCGTAAGGCATGTACTTCAGAAATCGCTATAAATTTGGGCAAAAAAAAGAAGCCATTTCAAGCTGAGATGGAAAGGATGAGGGACTATGAGTTTTCTTTTATGATTTGCGAATTTACTTTGGGAGATCTATTAAGATACCCTGAGGGGTCGGGTGTTCCGATGAGGGCCAGATCAAAAGTTAGGATCACGGGAAAATATCTACTAAAATGTTTGGTTGAGTTCCAGTTGAGATACGAGACTAAAATAGTGTTTTGCGGCGATAAACCAAATGCCTTTATTGTTTGTAACAGTGTCTTTAAGCGTTTAAACGAATTGTTTTATAGCGGAGACAATAATGGCCAAAAAGAAACTTCCAACTAAAGTATATGTACTGGGACATGAATATACAGTAGAGGAAATGTCTGAGAAGTTATTTAAAGAGCGCGAAGCATATGGTGATTGTTGCAATGATCAAAAAAAGATTAGGATATATTGTGGGGTGGCGGAATCGGTTATTAGGGATACATTGTTACATGAGGTGCTTCATGCCGTGTGGCACTTAACACACATACAAAATCACGATGAGGAAGAGAAGGTGGTATCGAGAGTAGCAACATCCATGATTGGTTTTTTGGACGATCCTCGTAATGCAAAAATAATAACTCTTCTAGTGAATTACTAAATGATAAATAATCGACAAAAAATCGAAGATGCGTGGCTGGGTGTTGATATTGATTCAGAGAGCCTATTTAATCCTATGGATTTTGTGGTTAGTGGAGCTGATAAAGATAAGCTACTGGAACGAATAGCGTGGCTCATGATGAGGCCCGAATATATTTCTTTCGCCTGTAAGTATTTACTTAATATCGAACTATCCCCTTTTCAGTCTCTTATATTGCAAGAAGTGTGGACTCGTAAATTTCCCATGTTAATTGGTAGTCGTGGTATGGGGAAATCTTTTCTTCTTTCTGTATATCCTTTGCTACGAGCCTTATTTATGCCACGCCGTAAGATTATTGTGGTTGGTGCGGCTTTTCGTCAGTCAAAAGTACTATTTGAGTATATGGATACCATTTGGAAAAATGCTCCGGTGCTGAGGGATTTGTGTGATACTAGTAGTGGTCCTCGTCGAGACGTGGACCGGTGTGTGATGCACATTAATCAAAGTACTATTACATGTTTACCTCTAGGGGATGGTTCTAAGATTAGAGGCCAGCGCGCAAACGATATTATTGCTGATGAATTTGCTTCCATTCCGCGTGATATATTTGAAAATGTGGTTGCTGGCTTTGCCGCAGTATCTGCTTCTCCTATTGAAAAAGTTAAAGCGAGAGCAAAAAGTAAACGAGCTAAGGAACTGGGTGTCACTTTAGATTCTGATACTGAAGATAGTATGATGCAGAAGTCCAACCAGATTATATTGTCAGGTACTGCATATTATGATTTTAATCATTTTGCTGAATATTGGAAACGGTATTGTTCTATTATCAAAAGTAAAGGAAATATCCATAAATTACAAGAGCTATTTGGGGAAGAAGTTCCTCCCGAATTTGATTGGCGCGAATATTCAGTGATTCGTATGGATGTTGATAAACTACCCGATGGCTTTATGGATGATGGTCAAGTAGCTCGGGCTAAAGCCACTATTCATTCAGGTATTTACAATATGGAATATGGGGCATGTTTTACTACTGATAGTCAGGGGTTTTTCAAGCGTAGTCTTTTAGAAGCATGTAGTACGGCTCCCCATCAGCCAGTTATGCTTCCTTCGGGTGAAGTGTCATTTGAATCACAGCTTAAAGGGACACATGACAAGAGATATGTTTTTGGTGTTGATCCCGCTTCTGAGGTTGATAATTTCAGTATTGTAGTTCTCGAAGTACACCCAGACCATAGACGCATTGTCCACTGTTGGACCACCACGCGACAACAACATAAAGAAAAGCTCAGATCTAGACTTGTTGATGAAGATGATTTTTATTCTTACTGCGCCAAAAAGATTAGACAGCTAATGAAAGTATTTCCGTGTCTTGAAATAGCCCTAGATGTTCAGGGTGGTGGAATTGCAGTTATGGAAGCTTTACATGACAAGGATAAGATTGCAGAAGGAGAAGTCCCCATTTGGCCTGTAATCGAAGAAAAAGAAAAAGATACAGATGATCATGCTGGCTTACATATATTGAGACTATGTCAGTTTGCTCGTGCTGACTGGTTATCTGAAGCAAATCACGGGCTACGAAAAGATTTTGAAGATAAAATATTGTTATTTCCGTTTTTTGATTCTGTGAGTATTGGGCTGTCTTTAGAGGAAGATAAATCTGCGGGAAGAAAGTATGATACATTAGAGGATTGTGTGATGGAAATCGAAGAGCTAAAAGATGAATTATCTATGATTGTGATGACGCAAACGTCTACGGGGCGAGAGCGGTGGGATACGCCTGAAATTAAAGTAGCGGCCGGAAAAAAAAGCAGACTTCGTAAAGATCGCTATTCATCCTTGTTGATGGCTAACATGTCGGCCAGATGCATGTCCTTTGAAAAAAGCGTTGTTGAGTATGGGGCTATTGGGGGTTTTGCTCAAGTAGATCCTTCTATTAAGTTCAATAATGATAAGCTATATCATGGGCCATCATGGTTTACGGAAAAAGCGCAAGACTTGTACTAAGTTGTGTATAATGTAATTGACGATCTTATTCTTAATACCATTGACCGGAGATCAATCTAAATGTCCGACTCATCACTATATCGAACATGGGATAGCGATTCACAAAGACAAGAAGCTTATGCTAAAACTTCTGACACCCTTGAGGCTTATGATGGTATCCAAAAGGCCGTGGCTTATGGGCGGCGCACGAGCTATATAGATATTGAACCCAATAGGTCTGTAAGAACGAGTTTTTTGCGACAGGATTATGATAATTTTCGTCCCGGCGAATCTGTTTCTAGTCAGCAAAAACGTATCATAAAGATGTGCATGCAGGCATATGATAAAGTGGGCATCATTCGTAACGTAGTAGATCTTATGAGTGACTTTGCTTCTCAGGGTTTAATTCTTGTACATCCGAATAAAACCATAGAAAAGTTTTATCGTAAATGGTTTCAACAGATTGGTGGTGTTGATAGGTCTGAAAGATTTTTGAATTATCTTTATAGATGTGGTAACGTTATAACCAAGCGCCGTACGGCTAAATTGAGCGCCGCAAAAGAAAGAGAACTACGTAGATCTGTAGCGGCCGATGTTCAGATTGTAGATCTCAAGGTTAAAAAGCGCGAGATTCCATGGTCGTATGATTTTCTCAATCCATTGGCCGTAGATGTAAAAGATCATGGTGGACAATTAATTGGAAAACCAGAATTTGTACTAAATCTATCTAAATATACTGCTGAGTCGTTGGTGAAAAGTGCCACTACTAATAAGGTTATATTTAAAACCCTTCCCAGTGATTTGCAGCGTAGATTGAAACAAGGGGATCGTACTATCCCCCTTGATCTCAATGAGGTGAGTTTTCATCACTACAAGAAAGACGATTGGTTACTATGGGCTAACCCCATGATTTATGCTATTCTTGACGACATTATTATGCTTGAAAAGATGAAGCTTGCCGATCTTGCTGCGCTAGATGGGGCAATTTCTAATGTTAGATTATGGACTGTTGGTGATCTGGACCATAAGATCATTCCCACGAAAGCGGCCATCAATAAACTTAGAGATATTTTAGCAAGTAATGTTGGGGGCGGCACTATGGATTTGGTGTGGGGTCCTGAGTTGAAGTTTACGGAAAGTCAGTCTCAAGTATATAGGTTTTTGGGAGGTGATAAATATCAGCCTGTTCTTACCAGTATTTATGCCGGTCTTGGTATTCCACCTACTCTTACCGGCGCCACTACTAGTGGTGGATATACTAATAATTTTGTATCACTTAAAACCTTGATTGAGCGATTGGAATATGGGCGCGAGATTCTTGCTAATTTCTGGCGTCATGAGATTCATATTGTACAAAAGGCTATGGGTTTCAGGTTTCCGGCTGAAATTCATTTTGATTCTATTGTGTTGTCAGATGAGGCGGCTCAGAAACAATTGCTGATTCAGTTGGCTGATAGGGACATTATTTCACAGGAGACACTATTGGAAAGATTTAGAGAATTACCCGGTATTGAACGTATTCGTGTTAGGCGTGAGGAGAGAGAAAGAACGAACGATAAAGGGGCTCCTAAAAAAGCAGGCCCGTACCATAATCCCCAACACAAGGAAGATATTGCAAAAATAGGACTTACTAAAGATTTACTGGATTCGGAAGAGTATCTTGATAAATTGGGACTTCCTTCGACGACTGTAGAAGAGACCCCTGTTGAGCCGGTTCCTAAATTAGAAGATAATCGTAAACCAGACGATGAAGCGGGAAGACCTAAGTTTTCTAGAGATACACAGAAACGTAAACAGAAAAGAGTGCTGCCTAGAAGTGGAGATCCCACTAACGCAACTTTGTGGGCCATGGAAGCACAAAGTAAGATTTCTGATATTGTATCGCCTATTGCTTTATCGCATTTTAGTAAAAAGGATGTACGTAGTTTAAATAAAGCGCAAATTGATCAATTAGAACATCTAAAATTGTGTATATTAACGGGAATGCAGCCGTATATGGATATTACCCCTGAGATTGTGAAGCAGCTATTAGACACAAATACTAAACCGGCTGATGCTTTTAACCGCTTGACTTCTAGTAAAGTTGATTCATTCACTACTATCAATAATAGAAGTCCTAACACTTCCGAATTACGATACATATATGCGTCCACGTTTGCCGCATTGTCTGATTTTGGGCAATAAATACCGTGGATTTAATTTTTTTGTGTATTATGATTCTGGAGGTATCTATGAAAATATACAAACAAGAAATTGACGATGGTCTGCAAGAAGCCTTAGCTAATAATAATACATTGGCTTGGTGTTCTGTGGCGGAAACATATCAACCATCTGCTACTTTCAAATCGTCTGCTCTTGATAAATTGATTGCTGAAAATCAAGATCAAATGGATCTTTATTACTTGAAGTCCATCTTGGTTAGCACAGGTTGGAATAAGAATGATGATGTGTTTGATCCCAAAGAAACATGGGCTGCTAAAAATACGCCGGAAGATAAGCCTTTCAACTTCATGCACAACGAAAAGGACATTATTGGTCATATTACTGGTAATGTTGCAGTTGACTTTGAGGGGGTAGAGCTTGATTCGGGCGGTGAATTTCCTAAGCAGTTCAATATTTTGACGACTTCTGTAATCTATACAGAGTGGAGCGATTCAGAGCAGCGAGACCGTATGACTAAAATCATCGCGGAAATTGAAGATGGGAAATGGTTTGTTTCTATGGAGTGTCTGTTTCCTAATTTTGATTATGCTTTGTTGAATGAGAGCGGACAAACGAGTGTCGTTCCTCGTAATGAAGCATCCGCATTTTTAACAAAACACTTAAGATCGTATGGCGGGAATGGAACATATGATAACTACAGAGTTGGCAGACTGTTACGAAACTTATCGTTCTCTGGTAAAGGCTTGGTTTCAAAACCTGCTAATCCTCGTAGTGTAATACTGGATGGCAATAAAACGTTTGATGAGTCCGAAGCAAAAACTATAACTATATCTTCGTTAAAGGAGAGTAAAATGTCCGATAGTTTAGATAAACAAATTACGGATTTGCATGCAGAATTGGCGGAAGCCAAGACTGCTAACAAAGAACTGCAAGAGCAGTTGACTGCTGGTCAGCAAGAAGAGCTTCAGAGCAAGATTGTTGAGCTGGAGGCTTCTTTGGCTACTAAACAAGAGGAAGTGGACAAGCTTATTGAGAGTGTCGCTTCTCTTAGTGGTGAAAAGGTCACTAGCGATGAAAGTACGAAAGCCTTGGAAGAGAAGCTGTCAGCGTTGGCAGAAGATCTTGCTAAGAAAGATGAAGCTTTGGCTGTTATGCAGCAAAAAGAGATTGCATCTCAGCGAAAAGCGCAACTTGAGGAAATCGGTTTGCAGGGCGACGAAGCCATTGCTACAGTGGAAAAGTTTTCTGCGCTCGACGATGATACCTTTGGGGCAATTGTGTCTGTTCTCACGGCGCAAATGAAGAAAAAGGGTGAATGGCCACCAAAGAAAAAAGATGAAGATAAAGAGGAAGAAGCTCCCGCAATGAAGAAAAAAGCGGAGCTTGATGAGGAAGTGGATTCAGCTGAAGCTAGTGACGAAGTTTTGGAAAATGCTGAAGAGTCAGCAGAAGTCGCTATTGCGGAAGCCGTTGGTGCAGATGAGCCCCAAGATGATTTGCGAGCTATAGCAAGTGAATGGCTTGGTTCTGTTCTTCAATCGGTTCCTGTTAAAGAATAATTTAGTTTTTTATAATAAAAGGAGAGATATAATGGCTCTTAAAACTGACCGAAGTACGTTACAAACTGACATTTCATTCTTTATGAATGAAGCTGCGACGAGAGGTGGTGTGGTAACTATTAATACGGCTGGATCTGGCGCATCAATGGATGATGGTACAGCTCTTGTTACTTATGTTGCTAATCCATCCGGTAAGATTCCTGTTGGTCTTTTGGTGAACGATATGGTGAATATTGATCTTACCCGTCAACACCTTAACCAACATAAAGATGAAGTGCAAAAGGGTGGCAAGGTTACGCTTCTCCAAAAGGGATGGGTTGTGACCAGTAACTTAGAGGGCACAGATCCTAATGGTGGCGATCCTGCTTATCTGGGACACAGTGGAAATATTTCTGCGTCTGATTTAGGCATGGATGAAAACAATCCAGCCCATCTGGTTGTTGGGAGATTTTTGTCCGACGTGGATGAAGATGGTTATGCCAAGGTGTTCATCGATCTTCCCAATACCAATCTCTAAAACATATTTAATATAAAAGGAGAAGTGAATATGAGTACTCAAAATCGTCCGTCGCCCGAATTTATCGAATTACTTCGACAGTCGGGTAGTTCTGATAAAGCGGTTGCTATTGCGGCCCAACGCGAAATTGCTAAAGCTCTTGAGACTCCCATTCGTAAGGGTGTTCTTTTTGGTGATATTGTTACCTCTATTTATGGTGCTATGCCTCTTGAGCCCGGTGCCACGCCTGAGTTCCCGTTGGATCTTTTGGCTCCCGGTACTGAAATGGACCATATTGCCTATACGAATCCCGGTAATGGAAGAATTCCAGAACGGCACGTCGAAGGTGATTACGTGATGATTAACACTTACGGTATTACTAGCTCGATTGATTTCTTGCTTAAGTATGCCCGTGAGGCTAATTGGAACGTTGTGGCTCGCGCTATGCAAGTGCTTGAATCTTCGTTTGTTAAGAAGATTAATGACGATGGTTGGCACACACTTTTGGCTGCTGCTGTTGATCGTAATATTTTGGTTTACGATGCTGATGCGGCTGCGGGTCAATTTACGAAGCGGTTGGTTAGTCTTATGAAGACTGTCATGCGTCGTAATGGTGGTGGTAATAGTGCTACTGCTCCGGGTCGCTTGAGCGATCTTTATTGTTCGCCGGAAGCGATTGAAGACATTCGTAACTGGGGCGTTGATCAGTTGGACGAAGTTTCTCGACGAGAAATTTACGTTGCTTCTGATGACGGTCCTGCTCTCACACGTATTTTTGGTGTGAATTTGCACGATGTCTTTGAGTTTGGCGATGGGCAAGAGTATCAAGATTACTTCATTACTGATCTTGGTGGCTCTCTTGCTACTAGTGACGTTGAACTCGTGATTGGTTTGGATCAGGGTGCCAATGACAGCTTTGTCATGCCAATCAAGAAAAACGTTGAGATCTTTGAAGATGAAGGTCTTCATCGTCACCAGCGGCAGGGTTATTATGGTTGGGCCGAGTTGGGCTTTGGTGTTCTCGATAACCGACGTGTTCTCGCGGGCTCCTTCTAATAACCTTTATTCTCACAATATTAAGGCTGCTCCTTTTTGGGGCAGCTTTTTTATTATACACGCTTTTTTGTGTATGTATTAGCGGAGGGTGAATTTATGTCTTTTGGTAGTGCTCCGTTCGCAGCAGCTCCTTTTGCTGACGATGATGCTTCAAGAACCGAACCTTTTGGGGGCGGGGCGCCGATTATATATTTTAATAAAACATTTTTAACCTTTCCTCTCAACATAAATAAATTAGCGAATTTTAGTCTTAATGTAAACCAGCTTCAAAACTATAGTTTAAATATTAATTCCCTGATAGAACATAGCCTAAGGAGATAGTATTATGGCACAATTTTGTATTGATATTGCCGATGCTGACGTGGAAAGAGTGATAATTGCTTTGTGTTCGACTTATGGTCGTCCCGAGATGGTGGATAATCCAAATTTTAATCCTGAAGAACCAGCAGGCCCTGATAATCCTCGTCAGATAGATAACCCTGAAACGCCCAATGAATTTGCCAATCGTATTGTGCGTAGGTTTATAGGAGAAGTGACAGTAGCGCATGAATTTAAGCAAGCTAAGAACAATGTACCAGAGCCTAGTGGACCCAATATTGGTCCGGCTGCATGATGGATGTTTGTAATGCGTGATTGATGATTATAAATCCTAATGTGCAGGAGTGGTCATGGCTCTTAAAGTAGCTGATAGAGTAAAAGAAAATACTTCTAGTACAGGCACCGGAGGTATTGCTTTTACCGGAAGCCCAACAGGCTTTCAGACATTTGGTTCTGTGTTATCTAGTGGCGATATTACCTACTATGCTATTGAAGAAAATGATAAGTGGGAAGTGGGTATTGGTACCTATGGTTCTAGTAATCTAGAGCGTAACTATATATTAGGTAGTTCCAATAGTGGTAATAAGGTTGATCTAGGTGGTAGTGGCACCGTCTTTCTAACTTATCCTGCTGAAAAAAGTGTCTATCGCAATCAAGAAAATCAAGCAATTGTAGGCGCTTCTGGTTTGGTGTTTGATAATGGTACAATTATCAAAGACGCGAAAATTACAGAACTATATGATGTTAATGTCAGTGGTACTCCTACTTCTACTCATTTGTTGTCGTTTGATGTTACTAATAAGGGTCTTTTAGTTGGTGATCGTACTGGGCCGTCTAATGACGGTAATGTTTTATTGGGATATGGTGCTGGTAGTGGTGTCACGAGCGCGAATCAAAGTGTTATTATTGGTTCTGAGGCGGCTATTAAAAATCAAACCGGTTCTCAGAATGTACATATTGGTTATCAGTCGGGTCCAGTTGCAGCGGGTTCGTCTGCTGTAGTATATAATGCCGTGTCTGTCGGCTATCAGGCTGGGCACAAAATGCGCCATTATTCTACGGCTATAGGACATCAAGCAGGTATTGATGCTTATGAAATTGGTTTTGTGGCTATGGGATATCAGGCGGCTTCTGGTATTGGTAGCTATTCTGTTGCTGTAGGTATGGAAGCGGGTAATTCATATGGCGATGACTACGCTACAATTATTGGTTATCAGGCAGGGTATAATGGTGGTGGCGTAGATTCGATATGGGTTGGTAGAGGTGCTGGACATTCTTCTGCTGGCGCGGCACGGTCTATTGGTATTGGTAAAGAAGCTGGTAAAAGCTCTACAGCTAATGATAGTATATATATTGGTAAATCTGCTGGACAAAGTAATACTGATAATGATTTAGTATTTATTGGGAATGCTTCTCCCGCAGCTATGGGTACCTTGTTCAAGGGTGACATGGATAGCAAAAGAGTGGCTGTTGGTAATGCTGATATAACTCTTGCTGATACGTTTCATGTAGGTATTAATACTGCCACCGATAAGGGTGTTGTAGTTAAGTCGGCGGCGGCTCAAAGTGCCGATCTTACTCAGTGGGTGAATGCTTCTGATAGTATTTTGGCAAGCGTTAGTAGTTCTGGTATTGTTTCCGCTAATGGCTTGGTGGCTAGTGGTGCTGGGCTACAGGTTACCGACAACACTCCCGTTGTTACTGCTAATACTTTATATAGTGTTGGTGGTGGTTTATATTGGAATGGTTCTCCTTTAGCTGGTGGTGGTGGTACAGTTACTCCTGCGCAGCTAGAATATGTGTCAGGTATTGCGGTATATGCTTCTGGTGAGGTTGGTAGTGGTGATGTAACTACTGATCAGTTAAACTATGTTTCAGGTATTGCTGTATATTCTTCAGGTCAAGCAATTGCCAATGAATCGGATATCTCGACGAATGTGACAAATATTACCGCGACGACATCCGTTGCTAATTATGCTTCAGGCGTTGTTACTGGTGGCACCCCCACCTTTGGTAATATGTATGTGGATCAATATATTTATCATAATGGAGATAACGACACTTACATCAGACTTCGGGGCGACCAATTCGACTTTGTGGCTGGTGGCAGAACAATGCTCACACTGGATGAGGCCGGTTCGGATATCGTTACAGTCAATGATGGCGCTAACGATGTTGATTTTCAGGTTAAGGGCGATAGTGATACCAATCTTATAAGAACAGATGCCGCAAATGATTTGGTGGGCATAGGTACATCGAGTCCTGCTTATAAGTTAGATGTTGTTGGCCATGATGCGTGGGTACAGTCTAGTGGTATAATCGTTGGTAATTCTGGTATTGTTCTTGCGAGTAATACTCCCTCCGTAACTACAAATACGTTATACAACGATGGTGGAACACTTAAATTCGACGGATCTACTATCGGTGAAGGTGATGTAACAACGGCTCAGTTAAATTATGTGTCGGGAATTGCTGTATATTCTTCTGGTCAAGCGTTGTCGTTAACGTATGCTTCTGGATTAACAGCTACTAATGCATCTAGTATTTCTACCAATACGTCTAATATTTCAAATAATACTACCAATATTTCTACAAATGCAGCTGATATAGTTACGACTTCTGGGGCGCTTCGTACGTCTATTAATACCAACGCTGGCAATATTTCTACAAATACGTCGAATATCTCGACTAATGCAACTAATATAACGTCTGCGACTAACACGGCGAATTACGCTTCTGGGCAAGCAATTGACAATGAGGGTGATATAGTTGCGGTATCAGGTATTGCTGCTTATGCTTCTGGCCATGCGCACGATGATCTATATGTTTCTGGTGTTGCGGCTTATGCTTCTGGTAATACATCTAATATTGCTTTTGGCTCAAATGCCGAGGGCGATATTCTTTATCATAATGGCACATCATTTACAAGACTTCCTAAGGGTACGAATAATTACGTCTTGACTATGGACGGTAATCTTCCGGTTTGGGAAGCTGGTGGTGGTGGCGATGTGACAACCGCTCAGTTAAATTATGTTTCTGGGCTTGCGGTGTATGGATCGGGTCAAGCCGAATCCCTTAACTATGCTTCAGGTGTTGCGGCGTATGCGTCTGGTAATTCTTTAACTAATGCTTCTAATATTACGACTAATACCACAAACATTACCGCTAACGCTAGTGATATAGTCGCTGTATCGGGTATTGCGCACTATGCTTCTGGCCATGTACATGATGACTTATATGTTTCTGGTGTAGCGAATTATGCTTCAGGTGTTGTTACTGGCGGCACCCCCACTTTTGGTAATATGTATGTGGGTGAATATATTTATCATAATGGGGATGTAAACACTTTTATCAAACTTGACGATGATGAGATAAACGTTGAGGTTGGTGGAGAAAACATGATCTTCGTGGTCGAAGGTGGTGGGGGCGATCAAGCGAATAAAGTTACGATTAATAATGCCCTCGCTGATGTTGATTTTCAGGTTAAAGGTGATAATGAAGCTAATCTTTTTAGAACAGACGCATTAAACGATAGAGTGGGCATTGGCACTTCGGCACCTTCTTATAGGTTAGATGTGGTGGGACACGATGCGTGGGTGAGATCTAGTGGGGTGAGCGTAGGAAATTCTGGCGTTATTCTTGCAAGAAACACTCCCTCTACTATTACAGATACATTATATAATGTGGCGGGCACTTTATACTTTAATGGATCTCAATTAGCTAGTGCTGGTGGGGCGAGCGCAATAGCTCAGTACGCTTCTGGTGAGGCTTTGTCGTTGACCTACGCTTCTGGCTTAACGGCTACTAACGCTTCCAATATTTCCACTAATACCACTAATATCACAGCGGCTACCAACACGGCTAACTATGCTTCAGGTGAAGCGCTATCGTTGACGTATGCTTCTGGATTGACAGCGACTAATGCAACTAATATAACTGCTGCTACTAACACAGCCAACTATGCTTCTGGAGAAGCACTGTCACTTACTTACGCCTCTGGCCTAACCGCTACTAATGCTGCCAATATTGCTATTGTTTCTGGTGTTGCCTATAATATATTTAGCATTACGGCTGGAGACGGCAGTGATTATACTATTGATGGGATGGGCCTTAATAGTGCGTCTGATCCAACAATGTATTTGCACAAAGGTCACAGCTATACATTTAATAAGACATTTAGTGGTCATCCATTTAGGGTTTCTGCAACCGATGGTGGAAGCGCTTATCAAGATGCCGATGGTAACAATATAGAAATCGGAAGTGACGCAGGCGAAGTTAGATTTGAAGTACCGCAAAACGCTCCTGACAAGCTTTATTATTATTGTACGGCGCATCCGTCCAGCATGAAGGGTGTTATCTACACAACAACTAATGTTGATGAGATAGTTCATGTTTCTGGAATTGCTGCTTATGCTTCTGGTCAAGCAATTGCCAATGAAGCCGATATCGCAACTAACGTATCGAATATTTCTACTAATACGACCAATATTACAGCAGCCACAAATACGGCTAATTACGCTTCTGGTCAAGCGTTATCATTAACTTATGCTTCTGGCTTAACCGCTACTAACGCTTCTAATATTTCGACGAATACTACCAACATAACAGCGGCTACTAATACCGCTAATTATGCCTCGGGTCAAGCGCTGTCGTTGACATATGCATCTGGATTGACGGCGACTAATGCCTCTAGTATTTCAACTAACACTACTAACATAACTGCTGCCACCAATACTGCAAACTATGCTTCTGGAGAAGCTGTATCGTTAATCTACGCTTCTGGCTTAACCGCTACTAATGCAACTAATATCACAGCGGCTACCAATACGGCTAATTATGCATCTGGCGAAGCTGTGTCGCTAACTTATGCCTCTGGCTTAACTGCCACTAATGCAGCTAATATTTCAACTAACACGACCAACATTACAGCAGCTACTAATACTGCTAACTACGCTTCTGGAGAAGCTGTATCGTTAAATTACGCTTCAGGTGTAGCGGCCTATGCTTCCGGTCAGGCGTTATCATTAACTTACGCTTCTGGTTTAACGGCTACTAACGCCTCTAATATTTCGACGAATACTACCAACATAACTGCTGCCACTAATACTGCTAATTATGCATCTGGTGAAGCGTTGTCGTTAAACTCGGCATCTGGTGTAGCGGCCTACGCTTCTGGAAACACAGCTAATATTGATTTTGGATCAAATGCTCAAGGTGACATGCTTTATCATAACGGTACCACGTTTACGAGACTTGCTAAGGGTACGGATAATTACGTTCTTACTATGGATGGCAGTAATCCGGGTTGGGAAGCTGCTGCTGCTGGTGGTACTACTAACGCCTCCGGCGCGATACATCAGGTTCAATACAACGCGGACGGCGATAACTTTGGTGCAGATCCCGCTTTCATCTTTGCTAAAGACAACAGTGCCTTTGATAATCCTTATGTGTTGGCTGTTAGCGGTACGATTATCGCCAACACCGGTGACGCCAACTATAGTAATCCAGTTAGTATAGGTTCGGGTGCGTATGTCACCGCTGATCGTGCTATTGCTATTGGATACAAAGCATATGGTAAGGGAATTGCTATAGGACCCAATGCATATGTCACCACCGCTAATCAAATAGCGATAGGAGATAGTGCCTATACTACTAACGACGAGTCGGTTGTAATAGGAAACTCTGCCTACAGTACTAGCAGTCGGTCAACAGCCGTTGGTAGGGGTTCCACTGCGGGGGGAGAAGCGGTTGCTTATGGTTATAATACTAGCGCTGGGAATTATGGAATTGCTATAGGCGCGCGTGCTACTTCTGGTACTGGTAATAGCATCGTTATAGGTCAAAATGCACTATGTGACGGTGATGCTATAATGATAGGCATGAATGCCGAGGATCATAGTAATGTTGGCGGTATAATGATAGGGCATACTGTGCAGTTAAGAGGAAGAAACGGTATTGGTATTGGTGGTTATACTGAGGCATACAATCACGCCGTGGCGCTGGGGTACTCAGTGAAAGCGCCTGAAGGGCATTTTATATTAGGTTCGGGTTCTGCTCAAACTGACATTCTATTGTCGGGCGTGTTTAAAGATCACCTCACGATGCCTAATGGTCAACAGTTCATCCAAATAGCATCTGCTGCTCAAACAAGCGATTTGACACAGTGGCAGAATTCGGCTGGCGTGAACGTCGCCTCGATGACATCTTCAGGCGTCCTGAATGTCTACGAAGTTAGAACGAGCGGGAATCAAATTATACTTGGAGCGGGCGCAAATTCTAAGGACAACTGGGGCTCCACACATAGTTCCACATGTGTTGTTATTGGCCCTACAGCTGGAGCTTCGCAAGACTCTATTGCTATAGGCGGCGGCGCTTCGGCAACATCCGGGCAAACCGGAGAGCGGGGTGCTATAGCTATTGGTCACAATGCAAACGCAGGTCACGAAAGGGCCATAGCTATCGGCCACAACTCTAGTTCCCCCGGAAGTGAAAGTGTCGCTCTTGGAATTGGATCTTCCGTTGCAACTCAAGCGGGTATAGCAATAGGGTACGGGGCTACGAGCACAGGATCCTACGCAGTAGCTATAGGTAAACGTGTTACGGCAGATGGACATGGCGCAATCGCACTTGGTGCTGGTGAGAATAACATTTCTGATAATACTAATGCCACTGGAGAACGCGCCCTAGCCATCGGCGCAGGGGCGAAAGCTACTCAGGGAACGTATGTTATTGCTTCTGGTAATACGGCAGCAGCGGTTGCTATTTCTGGCGTGTATGGTTCGTATATGGCACTGCCTAACAATCAGAAGCTGGCAGTAGGTAGCGATGTTCCGGCATATCCTATTGATGTTGTTCAACACAGTGGTGTTATTCGCGCCTCCGGTGTTAAGGGGGCTATTAGTATTAATCCTGATGCTGCCACTATTACGTTTGACTTAAATCAAGCAACTACTCATGGTGTTACACTGAGTGATGACAGAACTTTGGCTCTTGCTAACGCAACTGTGGGCGATAAGTTCCTTCTCAGGCTACAACAAGATGGTACCGGAAGTAGAACGGTCACATGGTTTAGTCATATTAAATGGGCGGAAGGTGGCACGGCCCCCACATTAACTACAACTGCTCACAAAGCAGATCTTTTAGGTTTTCTAGCCGCTAGTGGTGACGGCGGATCTAACATATGGTACGATGGACTTGTAGTAGGCCAAAACATATAGGAGAAAAATATGAATCCTATTGAAACAGTACGGGTTGAATTGGAGACCGATCCTCTTCAGCGTGGATATGCGGCAATGGATAATCAACAAGTAGCAGATTCCTTAAATGAAAAAAATCGTCCAGCCCCTCATCATTCTATAAGTTCTGGTGATCTTTTAGGATGGAGTGCTAGTGGGGCCAGTACTGCCGGATTACCTTCGGAAAAGGCTCGCAATCATCGCATTGCTAATGCTGCGTCTCAAACAGGAGCCTATGCAGGTGTTTCCGATGCGGTTGCTGGAGTGGCTAGTGCTGCTCAAGTATTACTGAATCGTGAGTCGTCAACGCTTGATATTGACGAATATAGTGCCTTAATTGACGCCCTTGTCGATGCTCTAGTTTTAGCAACTACAGAACGCGATGAATTAATCGCAATGGCTTCCTCTCCTGATATTAGTCGAGCACGCGAATTAGGTATTGGAGAGGTTGGTATCGGATGGGTTATTAATGCTAGGAGGAATATATAATGGCTGATCAAAAAATCGCTTATGGATCATCTGCTGCTTTAACAATTACATTAGCTTCACTTGCGTCCGATACCAATTTATTGGCTGGGCGCGAAAGTACCGCAATAGATAATACTTCAAATTTATATTTAGATTATTTACTATCAGGCAAAGTCACTACTGGTACTAGTCCGACGACGGGAAAAAGTATAAATATTTATGTTTATGCATTAATGGAAGATAGTACTTATCCTGATGTTTTAACTGGTACAGATTCTAATAAAACCATAACAAATGCGCAAGTTCGAGACTCATCTTTGGTATTAGCTATTTCCATGGCTACTATCGCTACTTCAGATATCTCTTATTATTTTGCCCCTGTCTCTATTGCGGCTTTATATGGAGGATCTCTTCCTAAGAAATTTGGTGTTTTTGTAGTACATGACACAGCTGTAAATCTTAATTCAACAGGGTCTGATCAGGCTATTTATGTTACTCCAGTATATGGGACTTCAGGCTAATGTTAGCTTATTCTCCAACAACTCCTCCTCTTAAATCTACTACTACGATTCGCATGAATTATGGCAGTATGTTCGCTCGTGGTCTTGTGGGATGGTGGCCGGCGGCGAATCGTGTTGCCACATGGGGGCAGCCGCGCTGGAGGGATGCGAGTGGAAACGGTACTGATTTAGGATACATCGGAACAAGTTCTTTCGATGCTAGTGCGTGGCGCGGCAACGGCGAGCGACTCGGGTGGAAAAATGGCGAAATCGGCAACGATGATTGTTTCAAGGGGGACGCCGGAAATAACTTCGATTTCAACGGCGTCTCGCAATTGACGTTTTCGCAATGGCTATTTTTTCGGGACACATCAGCGGCCGACCACGAAAATCCGTTTTCGAAACTGTCCGACGAAACTTATCCCGCATTCGGCACCCAGCGACGCATCGGGGCAGGAAACTGGGTTTTCCTAATGGTCACCGATCCCGGCGGAAATCCGGGCAAGCGCGAATTGGATAGCGGCGTGGACATTGCTGGCGTCAACGTGCAGCGGTGGGTGATGGCAACATGCACCTACGATTCAGGCACAGCCAAAACATATTTTGACGGCGTGCTAACTGCAACTGCAACGGGATGGGGCAGCAACGTGGTCGAGGATAATTATCCGCTAATTCTCGGCGCGAATCCCGACGGCCATTCGGCGCAAAGGCACTATGCGCAGGCGGATATCGACGACACGCGTGTTTGGAAGCGGGCGCTCAGTGCGCCGGAGATCGCGCAACTTTATCAAGAGACACGCGGCGGCGGGTACGGCTCGCTTGCATTGCCTACACGACACCTTTGGAGACCAGCGGTAGCGGCGGCAGCTAAAACTGGCAAGTCGTTTTTACTTTTTATGGACTAGCAACGTTTTTATGTGTATTAAGTTATGATGACAGTTTTATATAGGGTACAAATATGGTCTACATAGAAGAAGCACATCTAAACGATATTGGTACTGTCTTTAGAATTACCGTGTATGATACGGATTCTGCGGGTACTTCTTCTGTTTTAGACATAAGTGCCGCAACTACTATTCAGATTATATTTCGCAAGTCCGATGGTGATTTATTAACCAAAACAGCAACATTTACTACAGATGGTTCTGATGGACAAATGCAATATACAACGGTAGATGGCGATTTGAATGTGGGGGGAACTTGGAATATACAGTCCAAAATAGTTAGTGGAGATGGCACTTGGAAAACTGATGTAGGATCTTTTAAAGTATATGAAAATCTATAAGGGAGATTCACATGCCGTGGCCAGTAGATTTAACTCTCATGGTAAGGTCCCTCATAGGAGATCTAGATAAATCCAAGTATACTGATGAAAGAATTAAACAAATTCTCGTTGTAGGGGCTTATCACGTTAATAACGATGCTGATTTTGCTAATGATTATACCGTAGATGTGGCGGCTAATTCTATCAGTCCTGATCCAATCGGAAAAAAAGATACTGATTTTGCTGTGTTAACAGTTTATAAAACATCTTGTATTATGATTGGTAGCGAAGTTAAGACAGAATCCGCAAATGCGATTTCTATTAAAGATGGGCCTTCCGCTATAGATTTAAGGGGAGTTAGTGCAAGTTTAAATACCCTATACAAAGATCTATGCGCTAAATACGAGGAACTCATCAATCTATACAGAGTTAATAATACCCTTGTAGGCCAAGCGGTTCTTAGTCCTTATAGCCCCGGAAGTATGGTGGTGCGGGGTAATTGGTCTGGATACCGTTATGGTTTATTCGAATAAAAGGAGATAATAATGGCAGTTGTACAAAAAATTATAGGTGGCAATGCTCAACCTAATGGCGCTCAGGGAATTGTTAGTATAGCTGGCGCACGCGGTCTCACCGCCGCTAATAAAATTAGTTATACTCTTAGTCCCTTTCCGCCCCTTACACCTTCTCAGTTTGATCAAACTATTGCTGTAACTAATGCAAAAAATGATAGCCGGTTTACTCTTGTAAACGCCTACTGGCCCAACTCTCCTTCGGGGGTTGCTGTTAATCCGTAGAAAGGTGACTAATGGCCATTAATATACCAGCTTCTGTGTTTAAGACATACAATGAGGCGGTTTTGCTATTTACCAGAACTGCCACATTAGTATATCCAGAAAAGCGAGAACAATGCCCAAACTGTTATATGGACACGATGGGCACTCGTAATAGGTCTATAAGTAGATATAGGACTGGTGGCCCCTATCCCTTTGAAAGAGGTATGCCGTGCCCCTATTGTAATGGTAAGGGGTATAAGGTAATAGAGGCTACTGAAGATATTACATTAAGAATATATTGGAATAGAAAAGGGTGGGTAGATATTGGTATTCCGCTTGATATTCCCGAAGGGTCTATTCAAACGATTGCCTATATGGACGATTTGGCTAAAATAGAAAAGGCCAAGTATTTGATGCCCAACTATGATACGATGGAAAGTTATCACAGTTTGAAATACGAAAGAGATGGGATGTCATATCCACAAGGATTTAAGCAAAACACTACCAAATATGTTGTTACTTTTTGGACCAGAACAGATGGTTAGTAATGTTACTATAAATATACTTGAAAGTGATTCTCAAATAGAGAAGATGATATTGCACGCCTTGGTAAAAGAAGCAAATAAAATTTTGAATAGCGTAAAGAACAATATAGTTAACAATGTTAAACCGGTAGTTAGAAAAGCGTTAAACGCTAGTCGGACAATAGAATCATTACGTCAGGGTGTTTTGAAAGCTGATTTTGGTTTAACTAGAGATCCAACGCCCGCTATTATTGATACTATTGTAAACTCAGTTGAAGTAAGAACTACTCGTTTGAGCGCAGTAGGAAGCTCTATTAAGGGTGGATTGATGTTAACAGTACAACCAACTGATTACTCTCTTTTAACAACAAGTCCTGCGATTGGGGGCCAAGTAATTAAAGGTGGCATAATGCCATGGTTGGATTGGTTGCTTGTTTCAGGAGATGCAATTATCATTGCTAATTTTGGTGTAGAATATGGACCTTATGGTAGAAGCGGCGGTGGAAGAATGGTGGAGGAAAAAAGACCGTTTAAAGTTAATACTAACCATTCAGGAACACTGGATAACAATTTTATTACCAGAGCTGTTGATGAATATAAATTACTAATAATCGATGCCATAGAGAAGAGTTTCTAATGCCAGACGACGCTTTTAAACACTTACGAGGGATTTTTAATACACAGGATGCTACATTATCTAACATCCTGCTAGAAAATTTCCTTACCTTTTATGACTGGGGTTTCCTAGATAAGGGGGCCTTTTATAATATCAATATACCTTCTTCAGGTTTGTATGGGGGTATAAAAAGTAATTTGAGATTGGTGGATGATCCTAACTATACTAAGGGTCAGGTGTGGGAAGGATATAGACAGAATTGGGTATGGGAAACGGGTATAAGCGCAACTACTGAACAACCCATACGTATTTCGGGCGTTTTTATAGATAGTACTTATCGGGCAACGGGGAATATAGAACAGCCCTTTTTTGTGGATTATCCAAATGGTAGAGTTGTTTTTGATACTGCCGTTTCTAGTGCAAGTACGGTTCAGCTAGAATATAGCCATAAATGGGTACAAACTATTCCTGCTGAAGGTGTGCCATGGTTTCACGAAATACAACAGGGATCTTTTAGATTAGATAATGGAACATTTTCTCAGTTTGGCTCTGGAGATTGGGCTCAGTTGGGACAGACGCGAGTACAGCTACCCGCTTTAGCTGTAGAAGTTATACCACCCAGAAGTTTTGAAGGATATCAATTAGGGGGTGGCCAGTGGGTTAATAATGAAGTGTTATTTTATGTCGTTACCAAAAACCACTGGGAATGCGCTAATATTGTAGACCAAATTGGCTACCAAAACGATAGAACTCTTTGGTTATTTGACACCAACAAGGTGGCTATGTCGGGAGTTTATCCATTTAATTATCGTAATGAGTTAAATGAGAACGCTCTTCCTAGTGGGCTATATCCCCAATTGGTGGATAACCATAGATATAGGAGGTGTTGGATATCAAATACAGCCGCTCAAGGGATTACTCAGTTGTCTCCAGATTTATATGTAGGGACTATCAAATGTGGGACACAAGTTAAAGCAATATAATGAAAATTTTGTGTATATAAAAGTGCCTAAACCAGATAGGATATTTATTCCTAAATAAAGGAGAACATAAATGGCTCAATCCTCAAAAAACGACAGGATATTTTATGCCTGTCAAGCAGTAGCGATTGCTCCTACCGGTACCACCACTCTAACGACAGCAATGGTTGCTAAGGGTGTTCAAAGTGTGGGTATGACTAGTAGTTTCAATCTAGAACAAGTGTTTGAATTTGGTCAAATTCAGATTTATGAGAATATTGAAGGTGTTGTGGATGTTGAAGTTACCGTCGAGAAGGTTATCGACGGCGAAAAACTTCTTTATCTCATGGGTAGTAATGACGTTGGAAAGACCGATCTCGTGGGTGCTACCAAGGAAAGAACAGATGTTTATTTGGCCATCTATAGTGATGCTGCATCTCAAGTAGCTTCTACTAACAAACAAAGTGTGGTCATGAACTCTGGTATGTATGTTAACTCTGTAAGTTATACATATCCCGTGGATGGTTCAGCTACTGAATCTGTTAGTTTCGCTGGAAATGATAGATTTTGGAATGCGGTAACGGGTGGAACTACCATTGGTAGTGCTGCTAGTACTAACTGGCCAGACGGCTTGGTTACAGGTATTACTGGAAGTGATACGCCAGTTTCTGGTGTTGTGCGACGGGTGAATGTGGATATTAAAAATTCCACTCTTCCTGCGATTGTTGAAAGTCAGGGTTATGATCCCGCTCTTCCCGGTGCTGTCTTATCGGAAGGCCGTCATATTCAAAGTGTTACAGTTAGTACTGATTTTGGTACTGAGAATATTTCAGAATTAGGTCGATTTGGACCATATGCTAAGTATGCCTCTTTCCCAGTCGAAGTAACTTGTGAATTTGAAGTGATGTCAACTTCTGGTGACTTAGTTAGTGTGTCTGGTACGGCTGAAAACCTATCTAGTGAAACTATTATTATTCTTGATCAAGCTGGTACTGTATTGAATCTGGGTACAGCTAATAAGCTTTCTTCTGTTTCCTATACTGGTGGCGATACTGGTGGTGGAAACGCAACAGTCACTTATGCATACTCTAACTTTAATGATTTTACTGTGCAGGGTGGACCGTAATAGATCCCGATAGCACGGTGGTGGTTAATCTATTTGCGTTAGCTAGTTAATTGGGACCATATTCTAGCAAGTGAGTAGCCATATAGGATAAAGGATGGATATATTTTTTCAAAAAACACTATATCGTATATTACGAGGTCGTCTGCGCTTTCGGCGTGACGATCTCGTTTTATTTATTAAGGAGCCTTCTCAAGAGTTGTTATATGATTCTTTTGAGATATACGATGAAGCCTATCAACACGCTTATTTTAGGGGGGTGTATGTTAAGGATGAAATTAAACAGGTATTAATGGAGCAACGATTATGGAGCCCCTTTGATGACCGTGAAGGTGACGATTTAGAAACACAAATAGAAGATTTAAAAGTAATGGCTTTTAGAAGTTTCTATAGAAAGAAAGAGCTGGTTGGAATTAAAAGATATATTAAAACGATAGAAAAAAAGTTAGCTGTTGCAAGAAGTAAAAAACACATTCTTGACTATGTTTCCTGTGATGGAGTTGGTAATTATACTAGGTGGAACTGGATAATATCTAAGTCTGTGTTTTATGAGGATGGGGAGCCATATGATTGGAAAGATCTTTCTATTGCTCATTTGGTTAAACACTATGAAGATAATGTAATATCTTCTGAAACATATAGAAAGATAGCAAGAAATGACCCTTGGAGATCTATGTGGGCGAACGGTAAGAAACAGTCAGATGTTTTTGGTAGACCCGCTGTAGAACTAACTAAAGACCAATTGGCACTTTGTTCTTATAGTGGTATGTATGATAGCGCTTATGAAAGTCACGAGTCTCCAGATGAAAAAATAATTGATGATGATGACTGTTTAGATGGTTGGTTTATTGTACAAAGACGTAAATATGACCGAGATAAAAAGGAGCGAGAAGTGGACGATTTAATTAAAAATCCAAAGATAGCTGCCTCGCAGGAAATTTACCTTATGGCTGGGTCTCAAGAAGAAGCAGATAATATTACGGGTCTCAATTCAGCTTATGGTAAGAATGTTATTCAAAGTCGAGATGCAGTACTTCATACGGAAGGCTCTGTGAAACATGTTGACATGCCAGACATGAAACTAGCTAAGCACGTAGCTGCAAATAGGGCAGGCATGGATACAATCAAGGGGAAATAAAATGGACGATTATAATAAATTGTTAAAGGTGTCTTTAGACTATAAGAAAAAAAGAGATGAAAAATATAAGGAAATATCTAGAGATAGACTATTTAATGTTGCAAAAAAGAAAGTGCAAACTACCATGATTGGGGCACTTTCTACACTAGAAGAACACTTTGGTTTTTTGTGGGGATTCGAACAAAGTGAAGAGCTAACCCCAGAACAACAACACATGAAAACTATTTTCGAGGAGGCCCGATCTAAGATACTGGACAGAGGAAATACTCAAATAAGGAACTTGGAATCAGAATTTGCTAGTTATGAAATAACTTGGAAGAAAAATAGTATTAGTTTACCTATGATTAAAAGGGGTGAGGAACATGAGTAAAAAAAAGAACGATGATGTGATCACAGGAAAAGATCTAAAGGGCAATGAGGTTACAGTGTTGGTGGTAAAACCGTCTCCAGACATCTATAGAGATTCTCAGACTGCCTACAATAAAGCTTTTCGGGAGGCACTTGAATCTGGGGCTCTATTGAGACAAAAGCTAACTGATTACATGGAAAAACAAGGCATCTGGGATGACGCTAAACAAAAAGCATACGATAAACTTTTGGATGAAATTAACGCTAAAGGAGAAGCCCTACAAAAGGGGGGTATTCCCATTAAGGATGCCCGCGAAGTTGCTTTGTCTATGCGTAAACAGCGTGGTGAGTTTAGATCGTTAATTGCGGAAAGATCGGCCCTTGATACCAATAGTGTAGAAGGGCAAGCTGATAATGCTCGATTTAATGCTCTAATTTGTTTGTGTGTGCTGGACCCCAATACAAAGAAGCCTATTTTTCAGAAGCAAGAAGACTATGACAATCTAGCTGAAGAACCATGGGCCGTTAAAGCTGCTGGTTCACTTGCTAATATGAT